CCGAAGCGGTTGCGGGTCAAGCTGATGGACACCGAGATCAACTGTTGGATGTACTTGAAGTCGTTGTTCTCGGTCGGATTGACCTTCGTGCTCTTGAGCAGGTCGGTCATATAGACGCCGCCGAACTCAGTCAGAATGAGTACGTCACCACCCTTGCGAACAGCCGCACGACGGCCAATCGGAGCACCGGAGAAATACACACCCTGGAGCGACCAGTTGTCAGCGCCTTCGACATCCAGACCCGAATAAACACTCACCTCACCCTCGGTGCTGATCGCCATGAGGTGGTCGTCGGCGCCGTTGCCGTCATCGACTGTCCAGGTGATCAACTGTGACAGCGTGCCGCCGCGAGTCCAGATGCCACCGAAGTCGAACAGCTTGGCGACCCCCACGATCTGGTCGGGGGGCAAGTACCATCCCCGCGTGCTGTTTTCCTCCACGAACCAGATGCGCTTCTGGTGGGCATAGACATGGATCAACTTCTTGGGATCGACACCACCGATGGTGTTGCCCGACCCGTCGCCGAGGGGGACAGACACGATGGCGCTGTTCGGTTGCACCCACACCATGTTGTCCTCGCCATTGACGGCAACCATATTGACACCGGCAGCGTTGGGGAAGTTGATGTGTTGCCACCGAGCGTTCTTCAATCCAGACAGTTTCACCACCCCAGGAACCATCGGGGCAGTCACATCGAACATGGTGCTGTTCGACGCACCGCCCAGGTCGGCAAACGCATACAGTTTGGCAGGCGCTATGTTGTGGGAACAGACGGACTCCACCGGCCCACCAATATCGATCACGTGCTTGCGATACCCGCGCCGCATCTGGCAACCGTAGGGTTGCGCGTACATGTTCCGCAGCACAAGCGCGAACCCCTCGGGCATCGCCACAAGGGAGTCGTATGAGTTGATCCCCTTGACGGGCGCAGGGCGCGTCGTGACCTTGGAAACCTGACGGACAGGATCGGCGAAGCCCATTATGGCGAAATCCCGTTGCCGACGTTCCACGACCCATCGGGGATATTGTTGATGCCAATGAGCATCGACCGTGCGCGCGGCGCGAGGGTAAGCACAGGAGCACCCTTGTTCTTGCCGATGCGGGCCTCCCACACATTGACGAAGTCCTTGGCGTAGGCAGAGGTGTCCAGACCCTTCGCCTCCCAGTATTTCAGCTTGAGGTAGGCGGTGATGACCCATCCATCGAACAGCACCAAATCCTCGTCGGTCTTTACCATGCTGTAGTACGTGTTTGCCGTATTCGGATCGGCAAGCCACGTGTCGGCTACGTATTCCATTGCAATATTCGACTGTGGCAGCGTGTTCGACTCGTTGCCAGGGAACAGTTCAAGGTTTCCGCCGACGATGCGGTAGCGGATGCGGGGGCCAGAGGACAGCAGACCACCCTTCAACCATTGCCACTCCTGCGCCGTTTTGGGGCCGAGCAGCGGCCAGTGATTGGTGCGATCCCACTGGGTCTGGTCGAGGAAGTACGACCAGTCAGCAGGCAACGCCTGGGTCAAAATCACCCCACCGCCGGTGTATGGCACTCGAACACAGTCGGCGGTGTTGAATGTGAACTCCTTGGTCAGTTGCTCCCAAGGGTATCCGATCACCATATCCGACCCCGCCCTGTTCAACAGGGCAAGCATTTGCTGAACGGTAACGTCAGGCGAGGTGACGACTTGAGGGGGCTTGGTCAGCCCCATCTCGATCATCGCCTGCTGCACCACCCAGAGAACAGTTTGCGGGGTCATGGTTTTTCCTTACGCTGCGGGTTGCAGGAAAGCAGGGGCTTCTGCCGGTGCGGTTGCCCCCTTGGCTTCCGCCTTCGACTTGCTGCCCTTGTTGGCCGACTGTGTCAGCGCCACCAGGGCCGCCAACTGTTCTTCCATCGCCGCCATCTTGCGCCGCATTTCTTCCTTCTCGACATCCATCGCAACAGCCGAAGTCTGTTCGAGCCAATCCAAGGCACGCTTGCACAGTTCGTGACCACCCATGATGGTCTGCTTGGCGGTGTCGGACAACGACGCCAACTGTTCGACTGTGAAGATGTTGCGGTATTTCAGTTCGGCAATGAGCGAAGGCTTGGTGAACAGAAATGGATAGTTCTCAAGCGGCGTGCCATCGGCGGCCTGCATCTGCGTCGATTTCCAGGCGCGATACTTCTCACCAAAGCGATCCATGTAGTATTTCACAGGCGCCACGATGGAGTCACGCGAACCAGGAGCGCGAATGGTGATCATGTCCTGATCCTTGCAGATCGGGCGACCGGCCATTGTGCTCTCGTAGGGATGGAGCACAGCCACGGTGGCGAACGTGACGAACAGTTTGCTGTCCTGTGCGTAGGCATCTCCTGCCTGCCCTCCATCGAGGGGTTGGTGTTGCATGAGCGGGTTGAATTCCGCAGGGATGCTGCTGACATCGAAGGTGGGCATATCGTTCATTGCATTTATCCTTATGTTGCGTGGGATGGAAGGAAACCTTGGGCGTGCCACGCTGCATCATCCAAGGGGTTAAACAGGGTTGTTCGCCGGAATTGTCTGCGCCAGAAACACCATCTCGGAAAACGTGAAGGTTTCATTCACGCTGCTCTGAACGTACATGTCGTAATTGGCAGCAGCGTTGTTCGACTGTATAGCACCAAATGACACTGAGATAACCTCGCTTGCCACACCGAACTGTTGAGACTGTCGGAACGGGGTTGCCACACCATTCTTGTAGAGCGTGAAGGTCAGCAGTCGATTGGAGTTCGATGGGGAAGAAACGTCGGCTGTGAAGTTGAATTGGCATACACCTGCGTCGAGTCGGGTAATGCGCCCAATAGCCGCGTTGGCCGAATACTCACCCTGAGCAAAGCTGATTTCGGTCGAAGTGAATACCAGGGGAACCGGAGCAACAGTCACCGCCTGCGCTACACCAACCTGTCGAGCCAACCAAGCATAGGACGGGCGCAGCGCCTTGATGAGGTCGTCAAGGTACGTCCTCAACACCAAAGGCGTGATGGCTTTGGTGTTGTTATCGGGGAATGCTGTGAACAAGTCAGCCAGCATCTGATCGAGTGATTTACGGGCCATTTGCGAATCCGTCCGAGAAGCCCAGGCTGAAGGCGTTGGCAACAGTCACAGTACCACCCGCCAGTTGTTCGACGATGTTCTTGTAGAGGTAGTACCCGATGCCGGTCAGCACATCAATGACGATGGGCGTGCCTTCGTTGGACAGGAAGTCCTGAATGGTCGGCACACCTTCCTTGGTGCGAATGTAATAACTCATGGCGCGAGTGTTACCGTGACGACATACTCACCATTGGCGGGGCCGACCCACGACACCATGGAAAGCTGCGCCACGTCCCCATTGAAGTTGACTGAGTTCGCCAACACACCAGAGGTAACGCCGATAATCACAGTGTCCCCCGCCCTTAACTGTATCAACCCACCGTAGCGATCAATGCCGTCCAGATCAATCCGGTTCATCCGAATAATCAAACTGCCGGTAGCATTGACGATGTTGCCTGGGGTTGGGAGTTGATCTGTCGAGGTCGTGTAATTGTACCGAGCGCCCCCTGCGATGATCGGATTGCTGAACGCCTGATTGCCGCCCACCACATTGGTGGCTGTGACGCGGCAGATGAGGGTGCTGCTGATGTCCCCTGATGTGATGACATGGGTGTTGAGGGTTTGCCCAATAAGCGGTGTGTTGTTCTGGAACCACTGATAGGCGTATGCCGATGGACTGTTCGTCCATGTGCCGGTCGAACAGGTCAGCGTCGATCCGAGGGTGTTGGTTCCCGTCACATCGGGGAGGACTGTGTTCTCGGGAGGTGCCAGAATGGAGGGTACTGCGCTCGACAGATAGACGCCGCCCACGGGGCCAATTCGCAAGCCGCCAAGGAACGGATCGGTGGCAGCAGGGACGACATCCAACTGTGTTCGCACAGCGCCATTGGCGAGGCGCGGGATGCCTTCCAGGTAATTGACGATGGCTGTGGAACCGACGCACAGTTCCCCGCGCGGGCTGACTCCGAACCCGTTTGAAAAAGAGGAAGGGGCAGCAACAGTCGTGTACAACTGTCCAAGGGGGGATATTGCTATCCCCCCTTGAAAGGTTGCATTTGCGGCGGGTGGGCCTCCAATCGCATAGGCCCGCCCCAATCCATCTCTGCGTCCAGGCAGCATTACGACTCCGCCGTTACAACAGCCCAGAAGAAGTCGCCTGCCACCACGCCGCCCGTGACATAGCAACTGAACGTGCCTGCACCGGCTGTTGCCGCGCCTGCCGCCACCGTGCAAGTGCCGTTCTCGGCGATGGTGCCTGCCGCACGAACCCATTGCGAGGTGCCGCCGCGAGCGTCGTTGTCGTTGTCAGGCACGATCCAATCCGGTTGCGGTGGGATGGTCGGCGTCTGGAAGATACCACCCTCGGCGAGCACGTTGGTCTTGTAGGCGACCTTCGAGTTCATGCCCATGTAATTCGTGTCGGCGGTGATGCGATCCTCGGTGGGTGCCTCGACATATGGCCCGATAGGGAATTGGACAACAGCCGATGTCCAGGGGTTGTAAGGGCTGTCAGCGTCGGGACGACCGGCTGCGTTGGCG